CTGGTGTATTGCAGGCTTCAGAAGAGCAGGTTTCTTGGTTGGATGAGGCGTACAGGAACCTTGACGCATTTGATGTCAAGTACTCTGAAGAAAATGGATATCCTCGTTCGGTGCGTTTGACAACTGTTCAACCGTCTGGGACGCTCTCATTGCTCCCCGGCATAACACCGGGTATACATCCAGCATTCGCACCTTTCTACATCCGTAGGGTGCGATTCGGAGCGTCTGACGCCCTTGTTGACGGTCTCCGCAAACGAGGACATAAGGTTGTTTGGGACATCGGTATTGACGGCAGAGAAGACCACACACGCTATGTCGTTGAGTTCCCATGTAAATCACCAGACAACGCAATCCTCGCAAAAAACATGACAGCCATTGAACAACTTGAATGGGTACGCAAAATGCAAACCGAATGGGCAGACAACGCCGTTTCGGTAACTGTTTACTACCGTAAAGAAGAACTTGAATCCATCAAAGAATGGTTATCCAAGAACTATGACACTGGTGTCAAATCGGTATCATTCCTTCTGCATGCCGACCACAACTTCCCGTTGCCACCATACGAAGAAATCACATCAGAACAGTACGGTTCACTGTTGAAGAAAATTGATATCAGCATTCCTTTGAGCCAAGCATCAGGTCTTGATTTGACACTTGATGACTGTGCAACAGGTGCATGCCCAATCAAATAATATGACTAAAAAACCGATTCGCATTTATCCCGTCGTAATAAGAGAAGCAAGGTATGGCGGGATATATGAGGGCGGAAAGTGGATTGCGTTTCCAGAGTGCGATGAGTTCACGGAAGCGATGCTCAACTATTTTGAGGGTGATGACTGCGATGCCGTTGATCTATTCACCGACGAGTACACGCAGACGGTAGGCATAGGGGAAAGCCCAAACCATGCATACGCCGATCTTTGCAAGAAGAATGGGATTGAAACAGAATAATGTTTCCAACATTAAAAGAACTTGGCGCCCACGACGTATACGACAGGGCTGCGCAAATAATAGAGGAACACGGGTTCTCCAACTACACGACATATGACCCTTATACAAAAGAAGTAGATATTTGGGGTTCAATACTTCTTGCTTGTGGCGGAAAAGAAAAACTCCTCGCACAAGGAGAAACAGGCGCAGAGGAATGTGGTGTTGCGCCCTTCATGACTGGCAGGGCTCGGTTCTTCTGCGAATACCTAGAACTAATAGTGAATAAAGAAATATCTGATTGGTGTTCTTCACATAGCCAAAAAGAAGCAATTAATCTTCTACGCCTTGCTGGCGACAGAGTGGCAATAACTTTTAGTAAATAATTTATGTCTATAAATAATTAATCCCCCCCACAGACCTGCACGGATGTGGGAGGGACTAAATATTTTGTCGGGTTTAAATTTTAACGATTATGCGTAAGGATAAATTACGTTTGTTCCGTCTTGGTCTGCTGATTGATCAATCTGAACCAAAGCGGTCAAGTTTGAACCCGCAACTGAGGAACCGACTTGTGAGATAACAAGGTACAGCAAGCCATCTTCTGCGAGTTCGTCCGCACCATCAACTGTTGAGATGGTTGCCGCTGCGGAAGTACCGCTGATTGCGATTGAGAAAGTTCCAACAACTGTTCCAGATGTTGAAGTCTTGCGAACTGTTCCCGTGAGGGCTGCGCCAGTAGGTGCAGTTCCAACGGCTACCGTGATCGCACGAACACGAGCAGCAAATGGGACGCGAGCAACTACTGAAGAAGTAGTTGCAACAGCACCAGTTACGGTGAGTGCAAGAACGGAAGGGGCTGATGCTGACATTTTTGACCTCCAAGTCAAAGAGAAATACTGGAATACCTATGTCTGTAAATAATACAACATTTATTACCCCTCATAAGCAACCTCAAAAAGAGAAGGCTGGCTATCACTAATCTCCCGAGCGACCCTCAATTTTTCCTTTTCGGCAGATAAACGCAATGTCGCAATTTGTGCATACTCGGGGTTTAATTCGCAACCCAAATATGACCTACCCAACTTCTGTGCGACCACACCTGTAGTACCAGCACCAAAGAACACATCCAATACCGTGCACGGAACTGTCTCAACAGTTTCACACTTACAGCCTTTTTCCCACCCGATTGTGTCGGTTTGAGAATATCCTGCATCTCCCTTGCCATTTATTTCCCCATATGCGCCTTCGTAAGTGTTGGGGCGGTAACGAGGATCGTCCACTGGTAAATCGTTCCGTGCAATCCTCTTGCGGTTCACTTGACGCACCAGAGGCGACCCACATTGAGCACAACATCCCATTTCGCTCGTACCAGCGGAGATACAGGGCTCTATCAGATCCTGTGGGAAGGTCGCGAAGTGCGCTCCCTTGAATGGTTTTGTTGTCACCGTCCATACTGACCTCTTGTTCCTGAAGGCTCCTGTTGAGCCGTGCATTGCGTTGGGAATACCTGCGTCTTTACGGCTGTCTGCACGAGATCCCCTATCGTCATAAGCGTACTTTGCTGGTTCTTTTATCGCTTCGCTATCAAAAAAATAATGAGATTTTTTCGTCAACAAGAACATGTACTCATGTGCCTTCGTGCAACGATCCCTTACGGATTCAGGCATCGGGTTAGGTTTAGCCCAAATGATGTCTTGACGCAAATACCAGCCATCTGCCTGCAAAGCAAAAGCAACACGCCAAGGAATACCAACCAAATCTTTAGGTTTAAGATCGCCATCATCACGACCGATCTTTGCCCTAAAATCTTCATTCTCTCCGCCAGCGTTGGAAGCATTGGTGGAAGCAATTGACTGTTTCCAACCATTACCGTTGCTACCCGCATACGAATCACCGAGGTTTAACCATAGGGTTCCGTCTTCCCGCAGAACCCTGCGAACCTCACGAAAAACTTCAACCATGTGTTCTACATACTCATCAACTGTTGGTTCTAAACCAAGTTGGCTATCTTTACGCATCGCACCACAACGAGGGCATTGAACTTTATAAATACCGTCACCGATTGCACCTTCAAGAAGTTTTTGTCCAGTTGAACAACTCTCACTGAACTTGCTATCTCGTTTATGCGAGCACTCAGGGTCGCCACCAATCCAAGTGGCGGTACCGTAATCCCTGAGACCCCAATACGGTGGAGAAGTAACAACACAATGAATACTATTATCGGCTAAAGACGCAAGTGTGTCGCGAACATCGCCAAGCAGAATATTTGAATCAAAAACAAATGGCAGCACAGTTACTTCGGTTGTCATTTTTCCCCTCGTAAACCCCTCATGGGGTTCAGACTACTTGCTAATCTTGAACCACGCAAGCATTTTTTTGCGAAGAGGCAAAGATTTTACGTCATTTGCCTTAATCAGCACAGATGACTCATCCGCAAATGATTTCATGAATTTTTCAGCATTCACGAACTGTGGTTTTTCTGTATCAATTTTGATTTCAACTGTAGAAACCTTCTTGGAGACAGGCTTCTTTGCAGGAGCCTTCTTCTTTGGTGCAGTTGATTTTTTGGTTGCCGTTGAAGCCTTCTTAGGGGCTTTCTTGTTTGATTTTGATGTCATGCAGAAAACATTAGTCCATACAAAAGCCCCAAAATGCAACCCTTCATTCTGTGATGCGAGCCATACAGTAGGGTTGGTCAAATATGTACACAGGATTCTATGAAACCGATTTGGACAAAATAGCACTCTGTGCCGAATCGGTCAAAACCGCAAAACTTGCCCTAATAGAAGAAGACGGAATAGGATCAGATTTAAATATTAATATTTTTGGTTGGAAAAATAATGAATTAGTAACAATAGTTCAATTAAAAAATACTTTCAATATACCCAAAGATGAGCGACTGCAACAAATCATAGAAGCGTCAGTCATTATGAGGCAGGGATGGGGCATTGACGAATATACGCTTGCCGCTGAGGGATACTGCTCACTGTCACCATCGGATACAGACGGAAAAGACTTAGCGACGCTATACGCAGACAACGAGTCATCCGTTGAGGAATGCATCTCTTTCACCCACCTAACAGCCGACGACCATATTTTTGTGACTATGCCATACAAAGTCAAACTAGGAAGAAAAGTTGAATTTGGGAAAACGCTTTGGTACAACGGTGGCAAGATCATGCGAGATATTCAGTTCCCTGCGGCACTGAAAGCATCGCTCAAAATTGACTCACAACCAATAGACAACAGCATTGAAAAAGACGTTTATTTTGGCACGCTCGCATCTGCCATAATGCATTGCGGGTTTGAAATTTTCTACAGAGACGACATCTAATGGCACAACAAGGTAAATCAAGCGGACAACAGCGGACACGGGTGAACCCGATCACCAAAAAAGAAGAGACAGTGACAGGAACTAAAGCAGGTAAAAAGCGTTTGCGTCTGTCCTACGGCGACCCACTACGAACACACGATCTTCACGGTCCTGTTGGGAAAAAGAAAAAAGCAAAAACCGACGACTAGTCAGTTATAGACCGAATGCGATTTTTCAAAGTCGCGCCATTCCTGAAATGGATGCTGAGCGCCATATTTGTCGTAAGAGTCAATAGAACGCATTAAATACTTGTGAAGTGCAAAAATTGCGGATGCTGTGATCAAAAAGAAGATTATCATTGCCATATTATGCCATCTCGGTAAGAGATCAAACACACAAAACTATCGGTTTACAAAATTAGATGGGGTCAATCTCATTTAGTGATACATCAGAATCGCCAACTATTTCTGCATCCTGAATATCATCTCCATCTTCAAGCGCAGGGAAATCATTCAACAGTTCCCTAATCTGCTCTTTAGGAAGAATTCCAGCATCAGCCATAAGCGCAAGCAATTTCTTGCCCTCTGCTTCAGAATCAAACTTCTCGGCGGCGAGAACACCAGGAGCACCAGCAAGAACGGCGCGAAGAGGAGAGGCATCCCTCAAATCCATCTGAACATTCACATTTGTTTGCTCCATGCCAAGCAGTTTCGCACGCCTGTCAATGATTGAAAGCACCGTTGAAACAGCCTTAATGTCAGGCTCAATAGCAACCTCTGTCCCATCGTCCATTTTTTGTTTCCTGTGTTGCGTCATCGGCCAGATTGCGGACTGCAAAGCATCCAAACGCTCAAGTTCCATTTGTAAAACTTCAGGATAAGCAAGCAACGCCTCTTGGTTTAACTTACCCAACTGCCTACGGATTGAATGGGAAACATTGGCAGATCCGATCCCGAAGCGTCTAGCGATTTCGGCGGTGGGGATACCAGCCTGCCTCATCTTGAAAATGCGCAAATCTCGTTCAG